TATTATCTCATCGGTCTAGTCACCGACAAACACCAAGCCATTCTTAACCAACTGTAACCCTGCCTCTCGTTCCCACGCTCCCGCGTGGGAATGCCTACCTTGACGCTCCAGCGTCAGGAGACAACATAACGCCCACTTGACGCAGAGCGTCTACCTCTGCATTCCCACGGAGACCGTGGGAACGAGGAAAAGATACCTACCATATTTAAATAATTATTACATTTAAAGAAAACGGTTTATTTTTGTGTGTTTTCTTTAACCCCACCATTCCCACGGAGAGAAATAGCTATAACCGAGCTATAGCACTGCTATAGCAGTTATAAAATGGCTATAGCCACAATTAATAAGCATATTGTGTTACCCCTCCCTGCATCGCTCACTTTTCTCTCGTTCCCACTATTTCCCTAACGCGCTTTAATATCCTTATCCAACTGACTTTTTTACACTGTCAGCATGAGTAAAAAACGCGAACTATCACAAATCACTGAATTAATTATCCACTGCGCGGCAACCCCAAACGGTGCCGACTTTAGCGCACAGGATATAGACGAATGGCATGCAGAACGCGGCTTTTGTCGTTCCTCGCAATTTATCGACAAAGATGCACCCTTAAAACATATCGGCTACAACTACGTTATTGATTTAAATGGCGGCGTGACCATAGGTCGTGTACTAGAAGAAACAGGCGCACACGCCTACGGACATAATGTATCGGGTATTGGCGTGTGCATGATTGGCACCGATAAATTCACCCAAGCGCAATGGCATTCATTAACGATAATTGTCAACGCCTTACAACGTAAAATCCCTGAGATTAGCATCAAAGGGCATCGGGATTTATCGCCCGACCTAAATCATGACGGCATCATTGAGCAAAACGAGTGGTTAAAAATCTGCCCAGGCTTTGATGTGTCTCACTGGTTAAAAAACAACAAAACCCCTACAACTAAACAGGTCATTATTTAATGAACAAGTCTAAACCAGCCACTATTGAGAAAAAACATATATTAAGCAGTAAAACGCTTTGGTTTAATCTAGCAACGGCTGCATTTGCGGTGCTCAGTTCACATACTGAACTACTGCACAGTTATTTATCAGACGGCGGCTATTTAGGCGTGATGATGTTTGTCGCTATGGTCAATGTGTATTTACGCTCGATTACAACGCAAAGCGTACATCTGTAATGTCTTTATTATTAGGGCTTATTGGCTTATGTACTGCATTAATCTTTACTATTGTCGGTCTGATTAGGCACTTAAGCGATATACAAGCAGAAAAAAAACAGAGTGAGGCGGCATTACACGCAGTGAATAAAGCCAATGCGGCGGTGAGTTCGGTCATTAAGGAACAAGAGATTACACAAAATGAAACTGAAAACAGCATTACTGAGCGTCATTATTTCGGTGATTAGTGCGTGTAGCACTCATCCCGTCAGTGTTGCCCTACCGCTACCGCCTAAACCCGATATGCCGAGCATCACCGATGCTGAATTAGCCTGCCTATCTAACGCGGTTTACCGGCGTTTAGCGCGGCGTGATTTAGCATTAGTACAATACCAACAACGCTTAGAAGCAATTATTCAATCAACAGGGAAACAAAATAATGGACTACGACGCAATTAAACTCGCTTTGACCCTCATCAACATGATTGCTACCGCAATTGTTGGCTTATTTGTCTTGCAAAACAGGCGGCAACAAGTCACCAGCGCAGCCATTGACCGACTAGAAGAGCAGCATAAACATGATATGGAAGCCATTGAACAGCGCGTACAAAAGCGGCTAGAAGATAAAGCACTGCGCTTAAATCGACTAGAAGAACGTGTCGCTGAACTGCCAAACAAACGCGATATTGTGCGCATACATGAGCGTTTAGATAACTTACAACGCGTCTTTAACGACGATTTAAAACGACTCACCAAAGATAATAACGACAATTTCCAATCGCTTACACTCAGTCTCGGCGAACTCATCGGCGCAACGCGCAACACAGGACAAAAACAATGAACACAAAACAAATCCGCGCTGAACATCGGCGCTTAGCCATTTTGCAGATTTTACACGCAGACAGCGATTACAGCGTCAATGATTTACTGCTAGCGCAACTATTAGATGAGCTGGGATATGGTGTGTCCAGTGCTATTTTGTTTGCTGATTTGGCGTGGCTGGATGAACAAGACCTGATTAGCCTGCGTGAATTATCCAGTTGTCGGGTGGCGAGTTTACGAAATAATGGCGTGGATATTGCCAAAGGCACAGCAAGCATTCCCGGTATTGCTAGACCGAGACCGCAGTAGTGGGACGTAAATCCACACTATCGCAAATGCCGCCTGAAGTGACTGAGCGGCTCAATGCGTTATTAAATGATGGCTCATACACACAAAAACAAGTCGTTAGCTGGCTCAATGAGTATTTGATTGCAATACGGCAACAGCCTGTTATCACAGAGCGCATTGTTAATCGCTATGCGGCAAAAATGGAAAAGATTGGCTCACGGTTAAAACAATCGCGTGAAGTCGCATCCATGTGGATTGGTAAGTTAGGCAATGAGCCGCAGGGTCAAGTCGGGCAATTACTGAATGAAGTCGTGCGTAATCTTGCCTTTGATACAGCGATGAGCCTATCTGATACAGAGGAGCCAGTTGACCCTAAGTTGATTAAAGAATTAGCTATTGCGATTGAGAAGCTAGAAAAAGCCGCCAGTGATAACGAAAAACGCGCAGCACAAATCAGACAACAAGCCCGTGCAGAAGCGGCAGAAGAATTGACCAGCGAACTTAAAAATGACGGCATTAGTGTCGAAGTTGAACAGAGCATCAAACGTATATTGCTCGGCAAATGAAGGCGATGCTTGAACTCGATACCTTACACACCGCTGACCATTTTCCGACTAATCAGGCAGTGTTACTGCCCTATCAACAACGTTGGTTTGTAGATGAATCAGAAGTAAAAATTGCCGAAAAATCACGTCGTACTGGGCTTACTTGGGCAGAAGCCGCCAGTAATGTGGTCACGGCGGCTAAACCAAAATCACGAGGAGGAAGAAATGTCTATTATGTGGGTTCTCGCCAAGAGATGGCTCTTGAGTATATCGCCGCCGTTGCCCTGTTCGCTCGTGCCTTTAACAGATTGTCAGGAGAAATTCAAGAAAGTATCTTTCAGAATGAAGACGGTTCTAAAGAAATCCTTAGTTATACCGTGCGCTTTCCGAACTCGGGCTTTAAAATATCGGCGCTTTCCTCGCGGCCTTCTAATTTGCGAGGAATGCAAGGCGATGTAGTCATTGATGAAGCGGCCTTTCATGATTCCCTAGAGCAATTATTAAAAGCGGCGATGGCGTTGACCATGTGGGGCGCACGGGTGCGCATTATCAGCACCCATAACGGCGTGGACAATACCTACAACGAATATATACAAGATGCGCGTGCAGGGCGCAAAAGCTACAGCGTGCATCGAATTACTTTAGATGATGCGCTGGACGATGGCTTATATCGACGTATTTGCTTTACCACCGGTAAAAAATGGAGTATTGAGGCGCAACAACAGTGGCGGGATAACTTAATCCGTAATTCACCCAGCAAACAAGCCGCCGATGAAGAGTATTTTTGTATTCCCAGTCAATCGGGCGGTTCAGTATTAAGTCGGATGCTCATTGAAAGCCGTATGAGCAAAGATTACCCTGTATTACGGCTAGAAAAAGACAATAGCTTTAATGAATGGCCAGAACAGTTGCGCATTGCTGAAGTCAATGACTGGTGTGAGACCGAGTTAAAGCCTGTTCTAATGACACTTAACCCCGATTTAAGTCACGTTTTCGGTGAGGATTTTGGACGCACAGGCGATTTAACCGTAATTGAACCGATGACCCTTGAGCAAAATACCGACCGCACCGTGCCGTTTAGCGTGGAGCTGCGCAACATCCCCTTTAAGCAACAAGAACAAGTCCTATTTTATATCGTCGACCGCCTACCGCGATTTATCGGAGGTGCATTAGATGCGGGCGGTAATGGTATGTATTTAGCCGAACAAGCGCGACACCGCTATGGTGCGGGGCGCATTCATGAAATAAAATTATCTGAAAGCTGGTATCTGGAAAACATGCCACCCTTCAAAGCCGCCTTTGAAGACGGCAGTTTAACGATTCCAGCTGACAGTGACCAACTCAATGATTTACGGGCGTTACAAGTGATTAATGGCATTATTCGTTTACCGAAAGGCAAAACAGAGAGCGATAACAAAAAGCAACGCCATGGCGATAGTGCCATCAGTAAAGCACTGGCTTATTTTGCCAGCCGCAGTACACCATCAATCATAGAATACCAAGCACTAACCAATAATAATCAAGGAGCCTGGTAATGGGTTTATTTAGTAAATTTTTTAACAAGAAAACACTACAAAAAGAACAAACTGCCGAGTCAGTCATACTGAAGCGCGAGTT